ATCCTCTTGTGGGAGAGGATGGGAACCTTATGAGCGGTGGTACGGGTGCTGTAAAAGCATCTTCCAGTCTGGCCGATATTATGTTCGGCGACTTAAATAAGAAGGAGTGATTTAAATGGCAGAAGTAGTAGAAAAACTTAATCCAACAATTCATGACGTGATGGCGGTGATGTCCCCTGATGGGCAGCTAAAAGAAAACGCTATCGTAAATCTCCTGGCTGAGACCAATGAGATTTTAGAAGATTCTGTGGTAGTGGAAGCCAACAATGGAGACAGTAACAAAGAGGTAATCAGTACGTCTCTTCCCGGTGAAGCACTGCGTTATTACAACGACGTAATAAAACCAGAGCCTGGCAGCTTTGCTGCGATGACTGATTTTAGTGCAATGTTCTACCGTCCTGTAGTTATCGACAAGGCGTTGTACGAGTTGAATGGTATGCGGAACCGTTTCCTGCTGGCGCAATCCCGTCCGCAAATTGAAGCAATCAATCAGGCAATGGCCCGCAGCATGATTTATGGCGGTGCTGCTGACGGCAAAGACCGTATGCTGGGATTGGCAGAACGTTATAACACACTGACCCGTAAGACTGACGGAATTCTTCCCGAGACCGCGGAATATGTGTTGGATGCAGGAGGTACAAGCGCTAACCTTACTTCTATCTGGTTTGTGGTATGGAGCTATGATAATGGTGTTTATACTTTTTATCCCAAAGGAACTAAGGCAGGTCTGCAGCAGGGCAAAGTCGTTGATGACGATACTATGGCAGTAGGCGGTGGCTATATGCCGGGTATCAAGACTTCTTTCAGCTGGGCTTCCGGCTTGGTGGTAAAAGATTTACGTCAGGTAGTGCGTATCTGCA